AGGGGCAGTAGCCGAAGATGTTGAAATTAGTGGTGACGAGGACATTGAGTTTTGGTGATTATAATGAATTACAAAAAGTTTGGTTTGTATAGTAGTTTAGTTTCAATTGTAGGTAGTATTGCTATTTATGCTTTACATGACGAAAACTTAGGAATTTTCGTAGGTTTGTGGGCATCAGCACTACTATTACTATCTGATAGACTAGAAGAACTATGATTTATTAAACCCCATGTGTGTAAATGTTGGCGCATTAAATGACATTCTGATAGGTGCGAAGCCTATCCCTTTTAGGAGGATTAAAAATGGGTACAGTTAGAATGAACAAGTTAGTAATAGACATGGATGAAGTAGAGAGTATAGAGTGGGAAGTTACAGAAGAAACTGAAGCCTACACAGTTAGATTTCACACAAAGAGTGGAAAGATGTACACCCGAAAATTAGATAAAACTAATTTTAAAGAAACAGTAGGTATATTTAAACAAAGAGATGATTGATATGGGAATAGGAAATAAAAAAGGAAACGCAAGTAAGTTAGCAACAGTAGCCAAAGTAGAAGATGATAAAAATGCTTTTGCAGCGGCTAAGGCTAGAGCAAGAAGTCAAAGAAAGAAACTTCTTGAACATCAGCACACTTGGCTTATTTGTGGAATTAGCGGAGACCCCGGAACTGGAAAAACTGGAGTAGCCTTAGATTGTAGAACAGAAGAAGAAAAAGAAACACATTGGGTTTTTATCCTTGATTTTGATGAAGGTGCTGAACCAACTTGGAGGCAACATTGGAGTGAAGATGAAAAAGTATTCATCTTTAATCCTCATGTTTATACCGAGGATATGGAAGTAGACTATTTGAAAACTGCTGACATGGCTAGATTCTTTATTGGAATGGTTAAGGAAGCAATTGAAACAAAAAAGATTACTTTTGAAGATGAAGAAGTAGAAGTGCTAAATGTTAAAGCACTAATCTTTGACGGGCTAGATACTTGGCTAGATACTACAAATATGATTGCAAGGCAGAATCACATTAAAGGTGGTAATCCAAGACAAGCGGATAAAGTAAAGATGGTTCCTACACAATGGTTTGCTCGAACACAAGAGTATCAAAGACTGTTTAAGGCATCTTGTCAATTAGATTGTCATAAGTTTTTCATTACACATATGAAAGATACTTATGATGGATTTGATATTTCAGGCAAGGTTCCTGATTGGGAAAAGTCTACAACGGCTAAATTGTTCCAACATATTCACACATATAGAGAAGAAAGAGGAACAAATACAAAACTATATGCTAAGGTTTTGAAGTCCAAAACTAATGCAGAAAATGAAGGTCAATCCTTCTTGTTGTTTGAAAACGATAAAGGAAGTGTCACATGGCATGGACTAAACCAGTTCAAAGAAAATAATCTTTGAAGTAAAACACTAAATGATATTATGAGTAGTGTGTTGAGATTATGATATATTATTTTATGGAGATGATGAGATGAGAGTTAGTGTAAGCGGTAAAGAATTAAAGCAAGCAATTACAGTCTGCAAACTTAAAGGTAAATATAATGAAGGTCTTGGTAGTTCCAATTCCTTGCTTTGTGATGATGTTATTCTTGAATGTAAGAATAATAAATTATATGTTCACAATGCAGATAATTTTACCTATGTTGTTTATAGACTAGATTGTGAAGAAGATAATTACGAAGCAGGCATTTTTGCTATAAGCGGTGGAACATTGAGTAAATACTTGACTGATACAAATGTTACTATTAAGACAGTAGAAAACAAAGTAGAAGTTTTGTTTGGTGACTCAATAGTTTCTATTCCTATTTTAGCAAGACATTCCAATGCTAGTGTAATTACAAGACTGAAAGAATATTTAATGGACTTAAATAAAAATGTTGCTTCTAAAGCAATTAGAAACGATGGTTCATTACAGGTTACTCCTAAGTTACACCTAAGTACAATTATCAAGGTATGTTCTGAAGAATTTAGTGAGGCTATGTCATTAGCAGAAAAGGTAGGTAACTCTATCTATAACTTAAATTACGATGAGGATTCTTTAATTGTTTCATCTAATAGAGATAAC